GGCTTGCCCAGCGCGTCGTTGACGACCGCCGACACCAGACCGGAGCAGTCGATCGCCGAGGTCGAGAAGCCGCCCATCTGATACTTGGCGGGGTCGAGAGACTGCGCCAACCGCTTGCCCGGAACCACGCCGCCTTCTGCGAAGTTCGGCAGGTTCGCCAACCAATTCCGGGCTCCCAGCGCCGCGCCGACCAGCGGGTCGTCTTCCTCGATGCCCAACCGGCGGAGGTTGGCGGCGTAATCACCGCGCATCAACGCCCCGACCCCGATACCGGCGTCGACGATTGGATCGTCTTCCTCTATGCCGAATTGCCGCAGGTTCGGGTTGTAGTCGCCGCGCATCAGCAGTGCGCCGGCGCCGATTCCCGCCGCGACCAGCGGACTGTCCTCTTCGATGCCGAAGTCGCGCAGACGGCTGTCGTAGTTGCCGTGCGCCAGCGACCGCAACCCCAGCGCCGCGGAGATCAGCGGGTTGTCTTCCTCGACGCCCAACGTGTCGCGGAGGCTACTGGTGTAGTCGCCGTTGACCAGAAGGTCACGCAGGCCGATCGACCCAGCGACCAGAGGGTTGTCCTCTTCGATTCCCAGCGCGCGCAGGCTGCCGTCGTAGTTGCCGTGCCACAGCCGGGCGCCACCACGGACGATGTCGCGCACGTAATCCGCTGGCGGCACCCATCCGCGGTTAAGCGCGGCAACGAGATCGCCGACGCCATTGCGGGCCATGGCCGCCGCGTTGATCACGCCTTCACCGGCGGACACCAACGCTGTCGGGATGCCGTCCGGACCGATGCCCAGGATGCTGTCGGAGCGGCCGTTACCCGGCCCCCACAACCGGCCTTCCAGCGTCCGCCCAGCCAGGCCGCCGCTAGCAAGCGCGGGTACGACGCCGCGTGCGCCCGTCCCGCGGGCGTAGTGGGGCACTGCCGCCATCGTTCCGGGCTGGGCCCTGGACGCGCGGTCCACCTCCGCATTCAGCGCCCTGGACTGCGCCGAGAGACTGGCCATGATCTCGACCGGGATAGCCTTCCCGGAATTGGTATTGATGAAGTCGTTCAGTCTCTGCTGGGCTTCCGCCGTGTTGGCTTCTACTCGGAATTGCCCATCTTCCATATGGGTTACCCGAAAGCCCAGCGCCTCCAGCCGTGCCTGAACCTCCGGAGTGTTCTCCTTGATGATGATGTCGTGGCCGTCAGGCAGGGCGGTGACCGTGTCGCCCAGCGCTCTGGTTACTTCAGCGGCATGCCGCGTTTCGGCGATGTTCTCGGCGACACTGGCGCGCATCCGGTCCAAGCTGGGGCGGGCGGAATTGTCGATGCCGTCGGCGATGTCGCGGGCGCCGTCGGCGGCACCGCGCATCGTGTTCTCCATCTCCTGCAACGTGTGCCCGAGATCCTCGAGGCCTTCGCTGCCGGTGAGCTTGCCGATGACCTCGGCGACCTTGCCGATCGGGTCCAGCGTCTGCTCGAGGATGGGCCCCACGCCTTCAGCGAGGTCTGCGAAAGCATTGAGGGAGATCGAGGCGAAGCTGAGGAATGCGTCCGCGGTGGCGATCGCACCGTCGGCGAGCTTGCCCATGAACCCGAGAATTTCCGGCTGGTGCTTGGTCACCCAGTCGGCGACCTTCGCCAGTTCGGGGCCGAACGCTTTCGCCAGAGCGGCGCCGATCGCGTCAGCGCTTGTCTCGATGGACCGCTTCGCACCCTCGATGGAGGTGGCGGCGTTGCCGCCCACTGCGTTCAGGGCGTTCTGCGCGGCACCGGCCACCTGGCCCAAGGAGTTCACCGCAGTATCGAGGTTGAACTGGTTCAGCGCGTCGCCGAGGTCCTCGAACTGCGTACCGAACAGGGCCAACGCGACCTTGTTCCGCTCGACCGGGTCTTCGATCTCCCGGATCTTCGCCAGCAGGTCGCCGACCGCGGCGCGGGCCGTAGAGCCGCCCTGAGAGAACTTGGCAGTCAGGTCGTCTGCTTCGAACCCGAGGGTCTGGAACGCCTCCACAGTGGAGTCGGACCCGTCGACCACCCGGATCGCGAATTCCTTGATCGCGTCCGCGGCGATGTCGGAGTCCCGAGCGCCGGCCTTCACGGCCTGGTTGATCAGGCCGATCGCCTCTGGCCCGGACAACCCCAGCTTCCGGAACTGGGTGCCATACTCTGTGATGGTGTCGAGGAAGTCCTCGGACACATTCAGCCCATTGCGTTCGGCCGTGGCGAACAGATCGAACGCTTCGGTGGCGCTCCCGGCGATGCCCGTCTTGATCGCCTGGCCCGCCGCCCGGGAGACCGCGGGAATCTCCTCCCCCATGAGTTGGGAGATTCCCGACAACTGTTGAATGACCTGCTGCGTTTCCTGCGCGGTCGCGTTCGGGTCCAGCAGCCCGGACTGGATGGCGCGGCGGGCGGTGTCGACGTTCTCTTCAACGGACTCGCCGAAGGCGCCAGCGTAGGCGCGCCCTGCGGCCGTGCCGATCCTGTGCATGACCGCGTCATCAACGCCCAGCCTGGCCTGAGCGAGGTCGAGCGCCTGCTCTTGCTCCATCCCCCGCTGGATGGCCTTGACGAAGAGGCCGCCAGCGGTGAAGCCAGCCAGCGAGAATGCGGCGGCGACGGTACTGCCGATGATGCCGGCCTTGCCGCCGAGCAGATTGGCAAGCTTATCGCCCATCCCCTCGGCTGCCTGCTGTCCGCTGTCCGCGCCAGCAGCCCGGGCCGCACTACCGGCCGACCGGGTTGCCTGCGCAGCCTCATCGTCCACGCGGCCCAATGCCCGCTGCGCTTCACGAGCGCTACGAAGCAGATTCTCCAGGCCCTGAGCGTCCAGCCTGCGCAGCGCCCGTTCGGCATTGCCTGCGCCAGCCGGTATCTCGGAACCCAGCTGCTGCCCCGCTCGGTTCGCTTCCCGGATCAGGTCGTTCAGCTGCCAGCGGTTGAGCCGCCGAATCTCTTCGCCCGCACCTTCGGCGCCACGAGCAATGCGATTGAACGCCGATGCGTCTATCTGATTCAGTTGGCTGCTGAATCCTCTAGCGGCCGCCCTTCCGCCCGCCTGCCCAGCCGATTGCCCGGCCCGAGCGAAGGTGCCCTCCAATGCTTGACCGGAATCGTTGAACGCCCGCGCGAACCGCCGCTGGAGGTCGTTGGCGACGCGATCGAACGCCCGACCGGCCTCCCGGGCGAGGGTGCTGGTCTCAGGGACGAGAGAGACGTAACCAGTGGCTAGTTCAACGGCCACGCCTCACCTCTTCTCATCTCCAGCCGATCGCGGCTTCCAGTTGGTCGATCGGCAGCGCGTCGCCGCGGCCGCCTATCACTCGCTGCTCTTCAGGGATCGCTTCCTCCGCGGCGCGGGCACGGCGCTCACGCACGACGGCGGATTTATCGCCGAGGTATTTGAGCCAGCAACGGAACTCGAACCACGACCACACCGTCCCGATGTCACTGACACGCCGGTCGCGGTCGAGTAGGTCGGCAGTGACGGCCTCCTCGTGGTTCCTTATGAACTCTCGGAGGCCGAGGATTCCCCCGCGGTCACCTTCGAGGACTCGTACCAGGCGTCCCGCAAGGCGACGATCTGATCGCGAGAGAGCCCATCGAACAGGGTCTTCGGCAGTTTTGGTTCGGCCTTGCAGAACAGCGTCCGGATGTACTCGGTCAGCCCCGCATCGGGGATCTTCCCGGTCGACACATCTTCGACATACTTCGTGGCGTCAGCCGACAGGAACTCGAGCTTCGGAATCGAGTAGGTCTTGCCCTTGTGCTCGAACTCGAACCGGTTCTCCGGCTTGGAGCCGCCCGGCTCCGGGATCTGGAAAGGCAACGCAGGCCCTTTCATTGGTCGCAGGCTCTATTCGGAAGCCCCGAAGGGCCCGGCGGCGCGGCGGGCCTGCGAGGTGAACCGCGCCGCCGGGGTCTGTTACGCGTAGGTGACCGCGAACCCGGACGAAGCGCCGGTCGCGTTGGTCACCACGATGTTGTGCGATCCCGCCGACTTGGCGGGGGTGGTGATGATCAGGTGCTGGTCGTCGACGATGTAGAAGTCGAGGACCGCCGTTCCGCCGACGCTCGCCGCGGTGGTGCCGGTGAAGTTCGTGCCGGTCAGGTACAGGATGTCCCCGCCAGCGGTGGCGAGGTTCCCCGACGGCGCGCGCGAAGTGATGGACGGTGCCGATGGCGCGGAGCCGTCGTCGTAGTAGCGGTAGGCTTTGCGGCCGTTGTCGTCCTTGTAGCAGGTGAGGGTGACGTCGAACGCCTGCAATGCGTTGCGGACGAACGGGTCCTCCGATACTGCTGTGATCTGCCCGGCCGGGACGACGATGCGGACACGCTTGGACTTGTCGCGCATATCGAACAGCCACGGGTGGATACCCAGCGGCTCACCGGTCTCTTCGACCGTGGTCAGCGAACCGACCGTGGTGACGTTGTCCTCGCCGAACACCTCCGACAGGACGTCGCCGTCGAACGCGGCGAGCAGCTTGAACTGGAACTGGGTGGAGTGGTTTTCCTGCGGCGAGTAGATGAGGTCGCCGGCCCAGTCGTAGATGTCGGTGGAGGTGCGCTCACCAGAGGGGCGCAGGCCATCGTCGGCAACATAGCCGAGTTTCGTGAAGTCGGTGGTAGCGCTCGACACACCGACCGGCAGGGTGGTGCCTTCCGCGGCGACCATAATCCCGCCGGTGGCGAGCGGTGCGCCGATACCGATCTTGGCAACGGAGTTACCAGCCATTGTCTGTCCCTTCAGGATTCGCAGGCCCTGAATGGATGGGGCCTCCCTCCGTTGCCGGGGGAAGTTAGATGACCGCGCCTGTCATGAGCAGGTCGACGGTGAACTGATACCGCGGCCCGACGTCCGGGTCCGGGCTGTTCGCGGGGCCGCCGACGGTGACGACCTGGGAGACGAATTCGCCGCTGGACACCTCGCCCTCCAGGGCGTTGGTAAGCGCATACGCGAGCATCGCCAGATCCGCAGCTTCGGTTTCGTTTTCGGCCCAGCATTCGACGAGCAGCCGGGAGTAGAAGTGCACGATGGTTTGGCGGACCGTGCCGATCAGCGACACCCGCACCATGCGGTCCGGCCGGACGGCAGGGACCTTGGTCGCGACCCGCGCGGTCTCGTTGCGGGAGGCGAACTGCGCCTTCATATACGCGACGTAGAACGCTTCGACGCCGACCGCGGCGATGACTTCAGCCACGAGCAGCCCCGAAGTTCCGGACGAGCGTGTTGTGGCGTCCGTTGTCGATGCGGGCTTCTTCGGTGGCGGCGATCACCGAGACCTGCCAGCGGCCCTCGGGGCTTCGCGCACCCTGCTCGCTGGTCATCACATACCCCGCCGCTTCACCCCCGCAGGCCTCCAGGACCGCGCGGCCGCGCGCTTCGAGGTCGCGCACCACGCCGGGCGCACTGCGCAGCTTGTAGAAGGCGTCAGGGTTCCATTCGATCCGTGACTCAGCCATTGATCATCTTTCCCGGCGAGATCACCGTGAGATCCGCGCACGCGATGGTGAGCGTGAGGCCCGGCAGTGGTTCGCCGTGTTCTCCCTTGATCACCGCGGGCTCGGCGCCGGAGAAGTACCAGGGGAACGTCTCACCCGCGATGGTGATCTCACTCGTGTCGAGGTTGAGGATCACATGCTCGGCGTAGCTCATCCGTCCACCCTCTGTAGGTTGATCGGCTTGCGTCCCGCTGGCCGACCGGGGCCGTGGTCGTAGTCCTCGGGAAACCCGATCACCTCGTACTCCTGCCCGTTGAGAACCATCCGGTCGTGCGGGGACACGTTCAGGGAGGAGTCGACGACCATCACCACATCCACCGCGACCCGGTCATGGCCGGCGACTGCGGGTTCCGTGGACGATGGGGACCACCAGATCGCTGGCACGTTCACCGGTTCGGCCCAGGCGGGGATGTCGTTGCCGTGTGCGTCTTGGCCGCCGGTCTCGCTGTACACGCGGTGCCCGGCGGTGTGCTTCAGCCGGAACATCAGCCCGGATCCTGGAGAACGTACCGGCCCAGCATCGACGCGATCATCGGCGGTAGGTCCGAGCCATACGAGCGGGACTCATTGAACGGGCCCCACGCTTCACTGAAGGACGCCGCCATGTCGGGGTTGCTGTACAGCAGCCCGGCGAGGATCAACGCCGCGGTCTTCACTTCGTCCGGGACCGGGTTCCAGCCGTGGGTGTAGGTGATGGTGATAGACCTCGGTGTGGACGGCCAGCACCCGCGATGGATCAGCTTTCCGTAACCGGTCCAGTCGTATTGGGTGCCGACAGTCAACGGGTCACCGTTCACCGCCACCGACGCGACCGCGGTCAACTTCAACGTGGGCAGCCACAGATTCCGGCTACCGGGCCCGTCGAGGACAGCGTCGGTGACGGTGGCCTGGCTGATATCCCAACCGCAGTGGGACCGGATCATTCCGGTTGCGCCCGCCACGGCCAGCGTCGCAGCGTCGGTGTCGAACTCGCCCACGTCGAGCTGCTTCCACTTCCGCAGGTCGTCGGTCGATGCGAGCGGAGCCATCAGGAACGCGCCACCGCGGAGTTGCTGCCTTCGGAGCACACGGCGACCGCCGAGAACGCTCCACCCGTGGTCGCCCCGGAGGTTGTGGCTACCAGGCGCACGTACTGGTTGGTGCCGACGATGTACCCGAACTCGAACACCGTGTCGTCGTTGGCCGCGACGATTGTGGGCAGTGAGCCCTGGCGCCTGGATGCAGGCACCGCCGTCCAGGTGGTGCCGTCCGGCGAGTCCTGCATCGTGAT